AACAGTGCTGTCTATGGTACAGGCATTGGTGAAGTCTACTTAGATGATGTTATAGAGTATACACCTGCTAGCCAGCCAGTGATGGATGGTGCAATGCAAGCTGTAGGTGTAAATAAAAAAGAAAGGTTTATCGTTAAGATAAGACCTATCCTTCCTCAGAACTTCTTGATTGACCCAGTAGCATCAAGCATTGAAGAGGCACTTGGCTGTGCTACAGACATGTTTGTACCTGCACATCAAGTACAGATTGATATTGATAATGGTATCTACAGAGATGTAGAGATTGACAGAGCTCCTACAGATGACAAACTAGAACCAGACCAGGACACAAGCTACCAAGATGACAACAGGGTACGCCTTACTAAGTACTACGGACTAGTGCCTAAAAGTTTATTTGAAGCTGAGATGGAGAATGAAGAAGAAGAGGGTGAGTTAGAATCCCTATTCCCTGATGAGGTTAGTAACGATGACTCTTATATAGAAGCTATTGTTATTATTGCTAACGGGGAAACTATCTTAAAAGTAGAAGCTAACCCGTTTATGATGCAGGATAGACCTATCGTAGCATTCCAATGGGATACAGTACCTAGTAAGTTCTGGGGTCGTGGTGTCTGTGAGAAGGGCTATAACAGCCAGAAAGCACTAGATACAGAGCTTAGAGCGCGTATTGATGCCCTAGCACTTACAGTACATCCTATGATGGCTATTGATGCTTCTCGTATGCCTAGAGGTGCTAAGTTCGACATTAAACCGGGTAAGACATTCCTTACTAACGGTAATCCCTCAGAGATTCTACAACCATTTAAGTTTGGTGCAGTGGACCAGATTACTTTTGCACAAGGACAACAGCTACAGAACATGGTACAGCAAGCAACAGGTGCTGTAGATACTGTAGGCTTCCAAGGTGCGTTGAGTGGAGAGGCAACTGCTTCTGGTATCTCAATGGCATTAGGTGCTGTTATCAAGCGGCATAAGAGAACTCTCTTAAACTTCCAAGAGAACTTCCTAGTACCGTTTATCCATAAAGCAATTTACAGGTACATGCAGTTTGACCCTGAGACTTATCCAGTACAGGACTACAAATTTGTTGCATCTAACTCTTTAGGTATTATTGCTAGAGAATATGAGGTCACACAGCTAGTACAGTTGCTACAGACTATGCCTGCGGATTCTCCAATGTATCCAATGTTAGTAGAGTCTATTGTAGAGTCTATGAACCTTACAAACAGAGAATCTATCTTGGCTACTATTAGAGCAGCTAATGCAGATACTCCTGAGAAACAACAAGAAGCTCAACAACAGCAGCAAGCACAACAACAACAGTTAATGCTTCAGCTACAACTAGCACAAGCTCAAGTACAGAAACTTCAGATAGAAGCAGCAGAGATTCAATCAAGAGTACAACAGAATAACGTTGAGACTCAGCTCTTACCTTTCGAGGAAGAGACAAGACGTATCGCTGCCATGTCTAAGAATACTCCTGTAGATGACTTTGAGAAAGCTGTTAAGATTGCTGAACTTAAAATTAAAGAAGAGGGCAACCTCATTAAAGCCGCAGATGTAGAGTCCAATGAAGTTATTGCACAAATGCAGATGATGGGCAGAAAGTAAACATACATAAATGAATCTAGAAGACGAAAAATACTATGAAACCTTTTTTGATTTGTTTGGTACAGATGGCTGGGAGCAATTTACAGCCACTATCAAAGAAAACTTAGAAGGGTTCAGTATAGAGGGTTTGGAAGATGAGAAACACTTGCGACATGTGCAAGGACAACTTTTCATTCTGAAGAACATCTTGAACTTTGAGTTTAATACTCGAGCTGCTTACGACCAGATAATCTCTGAAGAACAGGAGAATAATTTTGCCTCGTAGAATGTTTGATTTTAAATGCAAAGAAGGCCACACAACGGAGCGTTTTATAGACACAGCAATAGAGTCTGTAGAATGTGAGGTTTGTGGGAAAGAAGCTGTGAAGATAATTTCTCCTGTTGCTTGTAAATTAGATGCTATCTCTGGGAATTTTCCTGGGGAATCTATTAGGTGGGCAAGGAAACATGAGAACTCTTCACAATCACAATAATCCATAATACTTTTATAAGTACGGAGTTAATACAATGGCAGCAAAATTTTTAGTTGAAGAGCAAGAAGCAGACCTTGAAACAGAAGAGGTTAGTAGCACTAAGGAATCATTTGAAGATATGGAAGGAGGCTCTGCACTAGAAGCAGACAATTCTCCTGAAGTAGATGAAGAGGTTTCAGAAGAAGAAGAAGCACCAGACCCAGCTTTGCAGAAGTACTCAGGTAAATCTATTCCTGATGTTATTAAGATGCACCAAGAAGCTGAGAAACATATCAGCAGACAGGGTAATGAGTTAGGTGACTTACGTAGTGTTATTGACAAATATGTAAAGGACGGACTTGCAGCAACAACCCACAAGAACAAGGAAAGCAAACCTAAGCAAGAAGATTTAGATTTATTTGACAAACCAGAAGAGTATATCCAACGCTCAATTGAAAACAGCGAGCAAGCAAAAGAGCTGAAGGAAATTAAGCAAGCCCTAAAACAACAGGACATTACTACTAAACTTACTGATAATCATCCTGATTATTTAGAAGTAGTAAATAATGAAGCCTTTGTTAGTTGGGTTAAGGACTCAAAAGTTAGACTAGAGTTATTTGAAAGAGCGCACTCAGGCTTTGATTATGATTCTGCTAATGAACTCTTATCAAATTGGAAAGAGAGACAAAAAGTTATAAAAGACTCTACCCAAAATGAAGATACCAATAGGAAACAACAGCGTAAGGCTGCTTCCACAGGTTCTGCTACTGGCTCAGGTGAGACCAAATCAAGGAAACTGTACAGACGTTCTGATATTATTAATTTAATGCAAACTGACCCTGCTCGGTATCTTGAGTTATCCGATGAGATAACAAAAGCATACGCTGAGAAAAGGGTAAAGTAACACAACTTCTTAATTATAAAGGTATTTTAAAATGGCACTAGGAACAGCACACGTAACAACAACAACTGCAGCAACCTTCATCCCAGAACTGTGGAGTGATGAGATTGTAGCAGCCTATAAATCAAACTTAATTTTAGCTAACCTCGTTAACCGCATGCCTATGACTGGTAAAAAGGGTGATACATTACACATCCCTAAACCAACTCGTGGCGCAGCTTCTGCAAAAGCAGCATCTACACAAGTATCACTAATCGCTGCTACAGAATCTGAAGTTACTGTAACTGTCAATAAACATTACGAGTACTCTCGTTTGATTGAAGACATTGCAGAGACTCAAGCTCTTGCATCACTACGTAAATTCTACACAGATGATGCTGGCTATGCCCTAGCTAAACAAGTCGATACTGATTTGTTTGACTTAAGTAAATCTTTTGGTAATGGCGATGGCTCAAGCTATGTTCATAACAACTCTTTCTATGTTGATGCTGCTAATGGTCTTGCTGCTTATGCAGTCGATACTGTAGCTGCTACTGATGTATTCACTGACTTAGCCCTACGTGGTGCTATCCAACAGTTAGATGACAATGATACACCTATGGACGGTCGTTTCTTAGTTATCCCACCATCAGTACGTAACACTATCATGGGTATTGACCGTTATCAATCTAGTGATTTTGTAGATGGTCGTGGCGTTCAGAATGGTAAAATTGGTTCACTATACGGTGTTGATGTATATGTATCAAGCAACTGTCCTGTAGTAGAAACTGCTGCTGATAACTCAGCTTCTGCTGTAGATACTCGTGGTGCTGTTTTAGGTCACAAAGATGCTCTAGTGTTAGCAGAGCAATTGGGTGTTCGTTCACAAACTCAGTACAAACAAGAGTGGTTAGCAAATCTATTTACTTCTGATACTCTTTATGGTACAGCAGTTCTTAGACCAGAGTCTGGTTTAGTTATTGCAGTGCCTAACTAAGTAACATTTAGTTAGCTTGGAGTGGGTGGGGAAACCTACCTGCTTCATCTTTATATCTTTAACAACTTCAAAAATAAGGTTACATATACATGGCAATTTATAGAGGTTCTGGTGGGTCTGGTGACTCATCCACAGATGTAACGCGGGATGAAGTAGCTGGTTTTTCAGCAGATGCTAAAAGGTATAGAGATGAAGCATTAGTCTCAGAAACAAGTGCAAGTGATTCCGCAAGTACAGCAACAACTAAAGCAAGTGAAGCAAGTACCTCTGCTACGAATGCAGCAGCAAGTGCTGCTGAACTAACAGCCTTAACCACAGCAACCACTACGGTAGCTGCTGGAGGTTCTTCTACCTCTAGCTACAATTCAGGTACAGGGGTTCTAAGTTTAGGACTTCCTACAGGTGCTACAGGTGCTACAGGGGCAACAGGAGCAACAGGAGCTACAGGTGCTACAGGACCTACAGGGGCTGCTTCAACAGTGGCTGGACCTGCAGGGTCTACAGGGTCTACAGGAGCTACAGGAGCTGCTGGAGCTGCTGGAGCTGATTCAACAGTAGCTGGCCCTACAGGGTCTACAGGACCTACAGGAGCTACAGGAGCTACAGGAGCTGCTGGAGCTGATGGAGATGATGGAGCTGATGGAGATACCTTCCCATCACAATCAGGGAACTCAGGTAAGTATTTGCAGACTAACGGCTCAACTGCATCTTGGCAAACAGCACAAGCAACGTTAAGTGGGGCAACTTTAACAGCAGTTACTGTTGCAACTACAGATAAAGTTCTTGTACAAGATGCAAGTGATTCAAGTAATCTTAAAACCGTTACAGCTCAGTCTATTGCAGACTTATCTGCTGCAGGTGGTCCTAGCCTTGGTACTAATAGCATTATAAGAACAAACGCACAGACTATTAGTGAAAATATAACAATACCGTCAGGTACGAATGGTATGTCTATTGGTGATATTACAATTGCTGATACTTATACCGTGACGGTTGACGGCAGATGGATTGTAATCTAATGAAAGCAAATAGAGAGGTAGCATAATGGCTTCTAATTTAGTAGTAGACACACTATCAAAAGGGGCTGTGACTTTAAACACAGATGAGCTTGTAGACACTAACTCAACACAGGTTTGTAAAGCATGGGTAAACTTTAATGGTACAAGCACTGTAGCTATTCGAGATAGTTATAACGTAAGCTCAATTACCGATAATGGCACAGGTAATTATACTATTTCGTTTACTACGGCTATGCCAGATGCTAATTATAGTGCATCGTTGGCGGCTACCGATATAGGCACTGCGGGGCAGACAGATGGCTATGCTTACGGGGCTTGGAAGCGAGGCGCAAACAACGCTGTCTACACAACTTCAAGTTTAAGAATAGGTGTCGGCTACCCAGCTTCCGCCCTTATTCAAGACCAGTCTATTGTTAATGTGCAGATATATTCAAGTTAAAGGAAAACAAAATGACGCAAAGAATTTTAATTACAAACGACAACGGGGCTTCTATTGGAGTCATCGTTCCCTCTCCACAACACACGGCTGCGTTCTGCATCAAGGATATACCAGTAGGCTCTAAGTACAGGATTGTAGACACTGCTGATGTACCCTCTGACAGAACATTTAGAGATGCTTGGGAAGAGACAGATGTAGCTGACTGGGTGGTGAAAGCATAATGGCTAGCTCAGTAGTATCAGATAACTTTGAAACGAGTACAGGTGCTATCCCTACTCTAGGTGGGGATTCTGTAGAGACTAGGTTATGTTCTGCATGGGTAAATTTTGATGGTACGGGAACACCTGCTATTAGAGCGAGCTATAATGTTAGTTCTATCACTGATAATGGAACTGGTGACTATACAGTAAACTTTACCACTGCAATGGCAGATGCTAATTATGCCATAGCTGGTATGGCAGTTCCTGGTAATGGTAGGTTTCTTTCAGAATTTGCTGGAGGAACTTTAAATACAGACACTGCTTTTTCTAATAGAACAACTAGCTCTGTAAGAGTTGCTTTTCATGCAGGGTCACTTGTTTATGATAGTGATACAACAAGTATAATAATTTTTAGATAAGGAAACAAAATGACAATTACAGTAAATAACACCAAAGCAGCAGAGATTACAAAGGATGCTATTCGCGTATATCGTAAACCTTTACTAGAAGCACTTGATGTTGACTACACACGAGCAGTAGAAGTTAATGGTGATACCTCAGCTATCGTAGCCAGCAAACAAACACTAAGAGATATGACAGCTACTGCTGATGGCAAGAGTGTTGATGAGTTAAAGGCTATTGTTGAAGGGTTAGTCTAATGGCTAGCGTAATAAGAGGAAGTGATAACTTTGATACTGGTACAGTTGGTAAAGTAGTTCAAGTAGTTGAATCTATCCAATCAGGGGTTATTAGTACGACAGCTACTTCTATGACCGTATTTGGGACGGGTGCTTCAATAACACCTACCTTATCTACTTCTAAAATATTAGTTACAATAACTTGTTCTTTATCAGCTAGCACTGCTATACAAGTACCAGTTTCAATATTTAGAGATGCTACTAATCTAACGGCGGCTGGTGATAATGGTATGGTGGAAATGCTTATATCAAGCAGCTCTGATACAAAAGAAGTTACAGTAAGAAAGTTAGATGCACCTAGTACTACATCCGCTATTACTTATAAATTAGGTGTGTATGCGTCAAGTGGTACTGTATATTCAGGGAGACGTGGAGATTCTACTGCTTGGAATAAAGGTTCAATTAATATTACATTGATGGAGATACTAGCATGAATCATCAAGCTATTTATAACACCCATAAAAATGTCAATAGTATTAGTGAAGATGCATATGATGCTAAGGGTAACATAGTAGTTCTAGACAAAGACTTAATCACAGTAGAAGTAACCCGCCTCCAAGCAGAATACGATAGCAAACAATACTCACGAGACAGGGCAAAAGCATACCCAACTCTAACCCAACAAGCTGACATGGCTTACTGGGACAGACAGAATGGTACAACTACTCTTGATGATGCTATCACTGCGGTTAAAACTAAGTATCCAAAAGGAAATGATTAGTGGATATTTTGATAGTGTTGGCTTCAGTTGCAGGGGGCCTAGTCCAATACAACACTAAAAAACTTTCTGGTAAAAGGCCGAAGGGAGGGCATATTAAGTGGTTGGTGGAACGTAATAGGGCAAGGAGAGAGTTGTTTTTAAACATAGTAATCGCACTGGTCTCTACTGTCTTTTTTATACCACCACTAATTGAGTCCTGCGCTATACATCCAACATTCTCGTATGCAATTGCTTTTGTGATAGGCTACTCAGGAGTTAGGTTGTTGCCTGCCATAGAGAAAAAGATTTCATCTACTCTAGACAAGACTTTAAAATAAATAACAAAGGTTAGCCAACAATGAACGAACATGACTGCGCGGTTATAGAGACTACACTTAAAGAACATACTAGAGACATTCAACACTTCTACAATAAGCTAGATAGAATGGATGATGACTTAGACTCAATCAAGGCAAGCCTTAACCAGATTAAATGGTTAGCAACTGGTGGGCTAGCATTTTATGTAATAGATAACGTAGGTTTACTGGAGGCATTAACAAGATGATTTCTTTTATAGCAAACGTAGCCCCTATTCTTTTAGGCTTTCTAATGAAGCTATCAGCTATTAAGTCACAACAGGCTTCAGACGCACATAAGATGATGCTAGAGGCTATGACTGTTAAATCTAATATCATGAGTAAGGCTAGAGGTCAATCGAACCATGAGAGCCCTATGGCAGCTCTTAACAGACGTGTACTAATCTTTGTTATTTTAGGTATGGTAGCAGTCTACCCACTAGCAGGACTCCTTGGGGTAGATACTACTATCCCTGTTGTTAAGGAGGGGTTCTCTTTCTTAGGACTCTTTAAAGCTAGTGACACAATAGAGATGGTAAAGGTAGAGGGTCTATATAAGTTTGATGAAATATTCTCTTGGTGTTCTCTAATAGTAGAGTTCTACTTTGGTTCTCAAATAGCAAAAGCATCTTAATAAAAATAAACCTTGACAAACTTGTCTAAATGTGATATAATATATAGGAATTTAAATGACTCACTTAGAAATAGTAAACAAACTACTAATTAGATTAAGAGAAAGAACAGTTGGTACTGTATTAGAGACAACATACTCATCTCTTCTCTCTTATCTAGTTAATGATGCAAAGGAGCTAGTAGAGTCTACATGGAATTGGTCTGCTCTACGTAATACTTTATCGGCTACTACCACAGAGGACATCTTTGCATACGAACTAAATGGTACTCAGAACAGCCTAACAGTCTTAGACGTTCTTAATGATACTGATAACTTCTTTATGGAGTATAAGACTGCTCATGAATTTAATAAACTTTTCCTAGCTACTACTCCTGAGAAGGGGTCCCCTAGGTTTTATAGTTTTAACGGTATCTCTTCAGATGGGGATACACAAGTAGATGTTTACCCTATTCCTAATGGAGCCTATGACTTGAGGTTTAATATTGTTCAAAGGAATCAAGAGTTAGTTGAAGACTCTGACAAGCTAGTCGTTCCAAATAAACCAGTAGAACTACTAGCCTACGCTATGGCAATTGAAGAGCGTGGTGAGGATGGTGGTGTATCCTCTAGCTCTGCTTTTAGTAAAGCTCAACAATCCTTAAGTGATGCAGTAGCCCTAGACTCTGCCAAGCACATAGAAGAAACAAGGTGGTACTCAGTATGAGGGCAAGGTCCGTATTTAAAGCCTCTCTAGCTACTTCAAACGAAGTCATCTATACAGTCCCTAACAACACTGATGCTAAGTGGTTAATGACTTTTGCTTCTAACTCAGCAGGTTCTACAACTAGCAATGTTATTATTAAAGTAAGAGCCACCCGTAAGAATACAAGTAACGTTGATGTAGAACAAATCGTTGTGGTACTTGGGTCTAAGTCTTTGTCAGCAGGAGAGCATATAATCTTAGGGGATGGTAACTTTACATACCTAGAAGCAGGTGATACAATCGAGGGAAGTGCTGGTGCTACTGGCGTAGGTGTTATCCTTACCTTAGAAGAAACTACTGGAATAGTGAGTACACGATAATTATGGCTAAACCATTACAACCAATGACATTAGAAGCTCCAGGCTTTCTTGGGTTAAACACTCAAGACTCAGGGGTTACCTTGCAAGAAGGTTTTGCACTACAAGCTGATAACTGTTTAATAGATAAGTACGGTAGACTAGGCTCTCGTAAAGGTTGGGCTTATCGTACTAGTAAGAGAGACACAGTAGCTGGTGACAATGTAGGGTTAAACCTACTAGGAGCTCACAACTTCATAGACCTTGCTGGCACAAGCACTTACCTAACTTGGAGTAGTACTCTACTGTTTAAAGGGTATGAAGATTTATTAACCATAACCCCCACTACAACTGACACGATATCCGCAGGGGGTTGGCAAGCTGCTACCTTAAACGATAGTGCGTACTTCTTCCAGAGAGATTATAAACCTCTATACTATACAAATGAAACAACTGCTAGTGAATTTAAATCTATCGATACTAAAACTGGCTTTACTGGAGCTGCTCCAAAAGCTAATGCCGTTCTTTCCGCTTATGGAAGGTTGTGGGCTGCTGATACCTCGTCTAATAAGACTACTGTATACTTTTCAGATTTACTAGATGGCTCTAAGTGGGGTTCTGGTAGTGCTGGCTCCCTTAACATTGCAGGTACATTCAGTACTAATAGCGATACTATCGTAGGCTTAGGTGCACACAACGGTGCTTTAATTGTATTCTGTAAAAACTCTATTGTTATATTTAAAGATAATGATTCCTTCCAAGGTAGCTTTGATGTAACTACACTTCAGTTAGTAGAGACTATTGAGGGTATCGGATGTATCTCTAGGGATAGTATACAAAGTACAGGTACTGACATCTTATTCTTATCTAGTACAGGAGTTAGAAGTTTAGGTAGGACTATTCAAGAGAAGTCTCAACCACTACGAGATATCTCTAAGAATGTGAGGGATGACTTAGCAACATTGGTAGACAATACTGCTGACCCACAAAGTATAAAAGCTGTCTACTCCCCAACTTCAGCCTTCTACTTACTAGCCTTTCCTAGCTCTAAGGCTGTGTACTGTTTTAATACTAAGGCTATCCTTGAGGATGGTTCATACAGAGTCACCACTTGGAATAACACAACCCATACTTCATACTTATATGACAACCTTAACAAGAGGTTATTGACTACACAAGCAAATGGTATAGCAGAATACTTTGGTTATCAAGACAATGGTGTTTCGTATAGGTTTAGTTACTTTACAAACCACTCAGACTTAGGTCAAAGTGCTAACACTAAAGTTGTTAAGAGAGTAGGTACAACCTTGATTGCTCCAGAAGGTCAAACCTTTGTTGTTAAGGTAGGGGTAGACTACTCTGAGAACTACACCTCATACCCTTTTGTCCTTTCAACAACTGGTACTGTTTATGAGTACAGTTCGTCTGAATATGATATTGCAGAGTATAGTGGTGGTACGAGGATAGAGAATGTAAAAGCTCCAGCAGGTGGTAGTGGTGTTGTACTACAAGCTGGTATTGAAGCAGAGATTAATGGTGCGCCATTCAGTGTGCAACGATTAGATGTTTATGTTAAATTAGGTAGGGTAATCTAAATATGTCAAATTATATAAAGAGTACGGATTTTGCAGTAAAGGATGGGTTACTTACAGGGAACCCTTTAAAGATTGTCAGTGGTACAGAGATTAATGATGAGTACAATGCTATTCAAACTGCTGTAGGGACAAAGGCAAACACCTTATCCCCTACACTGACGGGAGCCCCACTATCCCCAACAGCAGCAATAGGTACTAACACAACTCAAATAGCTACAACTGCTTTTGTAACAAATCACATAACAGCACCAACAGCAGCTACAGGAACCAACACTACTCAAATAGCTACAACTGCTTTTGTAGCTGCTAGTCAAGGAACAATTGCTAGTCAAGACTCTGATGCTGTAGCTATCACTGGTGGAACTATCACAGGTATTACTGACCTAACGGTAGCCGATGGTGGTACAGGTGCTTCTACACACACTGCAAACAGTGTACTTATTGGGGAAGGCACTTCTGCTATCTCATCTGTTGCCCCTAGCACCTCTGGAAATGTATTAACATCTGATGGCACAAACTGGGCAAGTACTACTCATAAATCTATCGGTGTTGACCAGACTTGGCAGGATGTTACCAGTACAAGGGATGCTGGAGTAACTTATACTAATTCTACGGGCAGTCCTATACAAGTTGCAATTGCAGTATACAGAGTTGCTTCTGCAGGGACTACATATATGGTTATAAATGGTCTTAATGTAGGTAGGTGGAGTACTACGGGTACGAATGATGTTGGAACTACCCAAACTCAAACATACATAATCCCTAATGGTGTTACATATAGTCTTTCTGGAGGAAGTGGTACTGACACTTCTTGGTTTGAATTGCGCTAATGGATAAGATAATGGAAATAACCTACATACGCCCAACAGATTTAGATAGTATCTGGACTAAAGTAAAACCTTTTATGGAAGTGGCTGCTGAGTATACTTACGGTAGATTCACAACTAATGATATTAGAACAGAGTATAAAAAGGGTAGCCAGCAGTTCTGGTTAGCTCATGAGGGGGAAGAGGTGTTAGGCTTCTCTATCACAGAGGTAATGGACTACCCTCAGACTAGAGCCTTAATCATGCACTTCACAGGGGGTAAAGATTTACCTTTGTGGAAAGCACCTATGCTAAAAGATATACAAGAGTTTGCAAAGACTAACGGTTGTGACATCATAGAGTCTTACGGTAGAGTTGGTTGGGGTAAAGTATTTAAGGAAGATGGATACAAATCCAGATTTACGTTTTATGAATTGCCAGTGGAGAGATAAGAACATGAAGATTAAAGAACTATTAGT